TCAAGAAAAAACGAGACTAAAAAGAATATCGGTAAAAGCATAACTCAAATCGAAAGACTTTCTGAAACTATCGAACAAGAAATTTCAGCAAAAAAATTCTTAGAGGAAAATAACTTTTTCAGTTTTATAGGTAAAACAAATAAGAATAACTTAGTGTTTGAATATAAAAATAAACAAGTAAAAATATCTGAAGAAGGTCAATTACTATGAGTTATCTAATTTATGTGAATGGACTTGGTCCTGACTATAAAGGTGATAACTTATACGAGTTTATTTTTTCAGAGACATTAAATGTGGATGGAGACTCTTGGGATAGTTCACCGGCAAATGGTTATCCCTCACCACCAAATTTAGAGTTTATTAAAAAAGTTGGAGTTCTTAAAGGTACTGACACAAAATTTGAACTAATCCAAAATTCAGATTACTTTTCAATGCAAGACTCAATTGATGGAGTTATTGCGTTAGCTTGGGAAGTTGATTATTTGAGTGACACAAGATTGGTTTTTTCTTTTGGTGAGGATGAAACCTCAGTTAAAAATAAATTGTATGAAAAAGATTTGATTCTTGCATTTGAAAAAGAATTTGTTTATGAAAACTAATAAAAAGGCTCTCAAGTTGATTGAAATGGGACTAAGTCCTAATACGGTTCTTAACCTTAAAGAATCAGACATCGATGTTTTATTTAAAAAGTTTGGTTTGACTGAACAAGTGAAAGGTGCTGTAGTTGTTAAGGCAGGTACTGACCCAACACAAATCAAAGCTATGACTGATAAAGGTATGAACGTTAAGGTCGAAACTGAAATGACTGAAGACGAGGAAGACCCAATGGATTTTGAAAAGGGGCAAAGAACTCAGGATGCTCGCCAAGTAGGACCTTCAACAAATGATGGTTTTAACGACTATGGTGATGGTATGCCAACAGAAGGTGAGATGAAAGAGTCTAAGAAAAAAACAAAAGATAATGCTTGGGCAATTTGCACGTCACAATTAGGTAAAGAGTTTAAAACCACTGAAAGAAGTGAGTGGAATGCAAAACAAAAGAACAAATACGAGAGATGTGTTAAAGATGTTAAACAGGCAATCAAAGAAGGAAAAGACCCTTATGTTTCTTTAATTGAAAAAGAAATTGTATCTTTGGTGGAAAGAAATTTACAACCAAGAATGACTAAAGGAGATTTAATTAAGATGTTGTCTGAACAACCAACTACGGCACCTACAAAGCCTGACGTTAAACCTGGTGTTAAACCAGGGACAAAACCAAGAACAAGACCTGCCCATCCAGGTAAAAACCCTAATCCGGGTGAAAATCCTGCACCTAAAGCTGCAGACAAAGAGAAAGCTAAAGAGGATGTTATCCAAGTAATTATGAAACTTTTGAACAATGGCGAATAAGAGAATTAAAGAACAAATTGACTATGGTGATTATCCTGAAAGGATGGACCCAAGTTTAGAGAGAAAATTAGGTGACCCTGAAAGTCCTTATGCAAAAAATCCTGCGTTAAAACGTTCTGAAGCCGACGTACAAAAATTAGTAACAAATCGTTTTAAACAAGTTGTCGATAAATTACGTTCTGCATCAGGAAAAGAAACTCTTGTAACTCCACGTAATCTTTTTCAAATGTTACAAGCAGAGGCTTATCGTAAGATACCAATGATTTGGAGAATTGAACAACAGAATGTTGATGAATTAAAGGCATTGGCTTTAAAAACTTGTTTAGAAGAAGCCGAAATGCCATCAGATTGGTTTGATTTTGATTTACATTTAGGTGAACAAATTAACGTTAATAACTTCAGAATGGAAGCTGAAGAAATTGACGATGAGGTTGAAGAAGAAATTGAACAAAAAATGGTTGATAGTTCTTTTGATGTTGATGTTATGACCGATGAGGAATTGTTGGAACTTGAGAAACATAAAAGAAATATTATTAATGCTATTATCCAAGGTGCCGCGAAAAAAGGACATTATGTGTTTCAAAAACCATCGGTAAGAAGAGCTTTAAACGCTATTAATCCTGAATTATACGATAGTTATCTTTTGATTATGTCGGTAAATGATTTTAATTACTTTACTGATGAAAGAGCAATTGAACAAATGAGTGCAACTGGTATGGGTGTTGCGGGTAAAGTAGAACTACAAGATAATGGTGATGATGAAGGTGGAGATGACGAAGGTGGTGAGGAAAAACCTGACACAACAATTTCTGCTTGGGGTATGTTATTCCCAATCTTATGTCACGAGATTTTAAAAGGTCTTGAAGAAGCTAAGGGTAGATATGGTCTACCACAAGACCCTGTTATGAGGGAAAAAGTTTTAGGTCAAACAGATACACTTCCTATGGAGGCTTGGTCTTTGAGAATCGGACCTCAAATTATTGAAAAAATAAGATTTGCCCTACCTGAAGAGGTTTTTGAAGATGAAAATAAGGGTATTATCAATTGGTTCCAAATGGAACTGTATAAACTTCCTGCTGATGAATTCCTAAAGCTTATTGGAGACGCCATTTCAGAGGATAAAGACAGAGTTAAAAAGGCGACTGATAAGTTCCGTGATTTAATGAATACTGCCTTTAGAGTCAAACAAGAGTATGAAAGTTATGACGAAGGTGATAGTGATTCAGGTGATGACGATGATGGTCTTGATGATTTCTTAGCAGGGCTTGGCTTACGTCGTCCTGAATAATGAGTTTAACAAAAGAACAAGTTTTAATAGAGTATAAGAAGTGTATGAAAAGCACTCCTTATGCTCTTAAAACATATCTACAAACATACGATAATACCGTCTCGAAGTATGTTCCATTAGAATTATTTAAAGACCAAGTTACACTCGTAAATGATTACGAGATGTACAATGAAAATATTGCCTTAAAATATCGTCAAGCGGGTGTATCAACAGTTACCGCTGGATGGGCAAGTAAAAGAATTGCCTTCGCAAGAAAAGAAAAACCTGAAAAGATTCTAATCATTGCAAACAAGTTAGAAACCTCAGTAGAGTTTGCTAACAAAATTCGTGGTTTTACGGAACAATGGCCTAATTGGGTTGGTATTGGGTTTTCAGGTGAAAAAAACTCAGCCAGACACTTTAAATTAACTAATGGGTGTGAAGTTAAAGCAGTTGCAACATCAAAAGATGCACTTCGTGGATATAGCCCAACGGTATTGATATTTGACGAGGCGGCGTTTATTGAAGCCGATAGTGATTTCTGGGCAGCTTGTATGGCGTCACTATCTACGGGTGGTAAGGTAATAGTTATTTCAACACCAAACGGTTACGACCCAATTTACTACGAGATATACGACCAAGCCCAAAGAGGTATGAACGAGTTTAAAATCACGCCAATGTATTGGTTCCGTGACCCTCGTTATACCAAGGACTTGTATATGGTTAAGTGTGAAGATATTGTTCATTATTTGTTAAATAAAGAAGAATACCCCGGTGATGTTGTTACACAGTTACCTGAAGAAAGCGCCTATGATAGAGATATAGTTTTAATCCAAGATTATATGAGTCAGGGATACAAACCTTGTTCTTCTTGGTTTGAAAGTATGGTTAAAAAACTCAAATACGACAAGAGAAAAGTCGCACAGGAATTGGAGTGTAATTTCTTAGGTTCGGGTGACAACGTATTTGATTCTTTGTTAACCCAAAAAATATTTGACAATGATGTAAAAGAGCCAACCGCCAAATTGATGGCAAACCAAATATGGATTTGGAAAGAACCTGAAAACAACCACAAGTATGTAATGGGTGTTGATGTGTCAAGAGGTGATTCTGAAGATTTTTCTTGTATTGAAATTATTGATTTTGATACAAGAGAACAGGTTTTTGAGTTTGTCGGAAAAATACCCCCTGATGTTTTAGCGGAAATTGCTTATAAGTGGGGTACTATGTATAATGCACTTTGTATTGTGGATTTGACAGGTGGTATGGGTGTTGCAACATCAAGAAAGTTACAAGAGTTGGGTTATAAAAATTTCTATTTTGATGGTGTTGATTTAACAAACAAATGGAAATACGACCCAAGACAAAATGAAAAAATACCAGGAATTAATTTTAACTCAAAAAGAGTTCAAATTATTGCCTCGTTTGAAGAAGCAATACGACACGATTTTAAAGTAAGGTCTAGTAGATTGTTAGGTGAGATGGGAACATTTGTTTATGTAAATGGTAGACCAGACCACCAAAGAGGTCATCACGATGATTGTATTATGTCAATTTCGATGGCATTATACGCAGCTGAGGCGGCGTTTCCATCGTTAACAAAAGTTGTTAATCATACAAAAGCAATGATTGATTCTTGGTCAACAACTGTTAATGAACACAAAGACAATTCACAATATTTTAATCCTTCAATACCTCAATTTCCTAATCGACAACAAAATAATAGAAATTACGAACCATCAAAAAATGATTATGAGAAATATAAATGGCTGTTTGGGGCTCGGTAGTATTTATATTAAAAGGACTTTAGGTAATTTTATAAAATATGGCAGATAAACAATTTACAGTTTGGCAGAGATTAGGTAGAGCGTTAGGTCCTGATGCGTTAATGAATCAGGATTTTCCGGTTTTTAAGTTTGATAAAAAAGAACTTTTAAGAACTACTGATAAAGCTGAATATGAAAAAGAAAAACTACAAGCAAGACAGACTGCGTATTTGGCCGGTCAGTTTGCAAAAGTAGAAAACAACTTATACACACAGGCGGTATATTATCAACCAAATAGATTAGCATAGTTTTATGATTATGAATCTATGGAGTATACACCTGAGATATCTGCAGCGTTAGACATTTATGCCGAGGAATCCACAACACCTAATGAGGATGGTTATGTGTTACAGATTTATTCAGAATCAAAAAGAATTAAATCTGTTTTAGCGGATTTATTTAATAATAATTTAGATATTAACACCAACTTACCAATGTGGGTAAGAAACACTTGTAAGTATGGTGATAATTTTGTTTACCTAAGATTAGACCCTGAAAGAGGAGTTGTAGGATGTATTCAATTACCAAACATTGAAGTTGAAAGAATTGAGAACGGTCTTATGGATGGGTCAATTGCGCCAAACATCACTGATGGTGGAAAAAACAAAGGTTTGAAATTCTATTGGAAAGAAAAAAATATGGAATTCCAACCTTGGGAA